CTCGAAGCACTCGTACGTCAGACAGACACATTAGATACGGAAGAGCTGATTCAGCGTATCGAGCAGGCAGAAGCAGACCGCATCGCCGCTCGTGCCGCAGAAGATGCTGAGACCGTAGCAACAACTGCCGCTGAACAGCAGGCAGGAGAGGCTCTCGACGACGCAGTCGAGGGTGATGGCGCAGAGGCAGGTACGACAGCGCCAGAAGCAGGTGCGGTGGAAGATGCTCCTCCCTCGCCCGAAGCCGCACCTGCGACACCTGCAACCCCTGAGCCAGAAGTTGCATCTCCTGAAGCTCAGGCTCAGGAAGACGTAACCATTCCATATCGCAACGACGCACAGCGTGACCGCATCCTGCGCGAACTTGCCAAAGTTGAAATGGGTGAAGCCGAACTTGCAGATATGATCGCGAATGGTCGCGTCCGCCTCGGCAAAAACGGTCGTCTGACCAACCAGTCTATTGCAGAAATCGACGCAATCGTGGACATCACCAAAGGTGAGCGCGAACTGCGTCAGGCTGTCGCGCGTCCGGACGCTCCTCCAAGCGACCCGGTTGCAGACGTCGCACCATCTGCCAGCGAAGCGCCAGCAGTCAACGCTCCGATCACAGACGAACTGCGCGGCGAAGCACTATTCGCTGGCCTTGATTACCGTAACGTCGCCCCATCGAAGAACGCAAAGGATGGCCGTCTAACTAAACGAAATATCCGAAGCGCAATCGCGAAGCGTGGTGATGCTGAGCCTGATCCGTACGCAATGACCGTACGCAACGAGCTAAACGAAATCCTCGAAATGTTCCAAGGCGTGTCAGATGAACTGCACGACGAGGAAATGTATCAGGCAATTCGCCTGCTATCTCAGGACGCAGGCTCTAAGGCAGACGCAGAAGACCTCATTTCTCTATACGCTCACCTCCGTCGCATGGCTGACGCCGAAGATCAGATTACTGACGCGGCAATGAAGCCACTCACTCAGACTGAGATGACCAAAATCAAGCGTATGCAACGCCAGATTATGAAGACTCAAGGTCTCTCGGCTGACGCGGCTGAAGGCGTAGCACGTGCCAAGATAATGGCCCAGCGCGCACAGGACACAACGCCTGTACGTGGTACAGGTGAGCGCATTGCTGAAGCACAGCAACTCACAACTGCGGGTCGCAACAAGGCAGGACGCATCCAAGGCTTCCTCCGCTCTGGCTCTCGCATCAGCAAGGGTTCCGACTACACCGTTACTGGCGGCAACCAAGTTCGTCCAAACGAGTTCGGTTTCGAGGCGGCGCTTATCAAAGCCAAGTCTGGCACTGGCCCAGACATTGTGCCTTACGTCCTCGAAGGCTCTGAAAATGTAATGACCCGCAGTGGCAAGCAACGCATGAACAAGGGTTCGATTGCGTTCGCCGATGCACTGACTGGCCGATCATACGAAAGCATGGAACTGGCATTGGAAGTACGTGGCGACAAGACCGTCAAGCGTGCATCACCAACTGCTACTCCAGAACAGCGCGCATCTGCGTCTGTCGGCGAGCAACTCCGTGGCTTCCTCGAAACAGGCGACGCCGCAGGTTTCCGTGCCGCATTGCAGGCAATCCAGCGCAACACAGACGCAACTCCGGGAACAACCGGGGCATCTGCGGCTCAAAAGCTACCGCTCAAGCGTGGCGATCACTTACTCATCGTCCGTAGTAAGACTGATCCTACAGACGTGCGCATGATCTCTCCTCGCCAAGCGAAAGACGGCAAGGACATCAGCGCAATCATCGGTAAGAAAGGCAAGAACGCTGACCCTGCAAACTGGGAAGTGAAGTACGCACCTCGCGAGCGCTTCACATCTAACGATGCAGAACTCTCGGCACTGTTCGATGCACTACCAGACGAAGCAAACGCAACTGGCCGTGGTATGCGCGCCGAAGCAGGCTTCGCAACTGGCATGGGCGACCCAATCCTGCCAGATGAAGCGGCATCTGCGATCATTGAAGATGCGACTGTTGAAGAACTCAACGCTCTCGCAACATTCAATAAGAAAGTTACAAACCGCCCAACCATTCAGGACGCCTTTATGGCGGCTCGTCGCGGTGAGTCTGTACGTTGGGCCGCTAATGTCGAAGGTCATCAGCAGATCGCTGAACAGCTCAGCACAATCTACAAGATGCTTGATCGTGTAGCGCCACAAGGTCTGGCCCTCGATAACGTATCTCGCGCCAAGTCTATCGAAAGCCTTGAGTCTGTATTTGCACGCTACCCTGCGGAAGAACTTGCACATGCTCGCAAGGTTCTGGAGCGCATGACTGGCGATCCAACTGTTGGCCCACGCTTCAATGACGGCAATATGTTTGCGTTACGTACGCAAGTCGTCGGTGATGGCCCAGCAACCCAGCAGATCGTTTTCTCGTCGCAAGGTGCAGACGACTTCCAGCCTGCAATCGAGGTCTTCTATCACGAGCTGGCACACTGGGCGTACTTCAACATTCTGACGCCAAAAGATCGTGCGCACTTCTGGGATTTGACCACGAAGTATTACAAGACGAACGGTCGTCTGGACAAAGATCGTCTTCGCGACGCAGTTCCTACGTACCAAGGTATGGAAACAACTGCGGGCCGTACGATCACTGGCACAAATACGATGGACTCTCCACAAGAGTTCTTCGCAAACCAGTTCGCTACATGGGCAATGCGCAAAGACGTACCTGCGGAGATGCGCGATCAAGGTTACTGGCAACGTATCACCAAGTACGTCAAAGCAATCTACGACCGTTACTACAAAGGCATCAAGATTGACGCAGACCTCGAACCGATGTTCGCGAAAATCTTGCCACCTGAAGAAGCGGCTAAGTTTAAGCTCGGCGTGGATTCAGCACCGACAACTCCGGCAGGCAAGCACTACCATAAACGGTATGTCGAACTGCGGATGCTCCGAAGTGAGATGGAAGAAGCCATCGACTCCGACAGTGCAGACGGTATCGGTAACGCCGCCGCTGAGATCGTTAAGTACCTGCTATCTGTAGCGCCAAAAGGCTCAACAGAAGCACGTCCTAACACTGGCACTCTGGCCCCACTCAAGCGTCTGTACCGTATCATCCATCAGCGCATCGACGACCTCGATGAGATCGTTGCAGGCAAGCCATTCGATTACGAAGGCTTGGGCGCTGAAGCACGTGTCGCTCCTGAGTGGCTCGATATGGGCATGCAGGACGTTGCAGACCCACAGGCCGTGGCTGATCTGATCCGCGATCATTTCTACAACGGTTACGCAGGACAGTTCCAACCAACCAATGGTGTTCCAAAAAACATTAAACAGTTGGAAAAGACGTCGCTATCTTCGCTCCTCGAAATGGTCGAGACAGCACTCGAAGGTGCGTACAAGCGTGCTGAGTCTGGCGATATGGTGGCCGAAGCTGTACCGAACGTACGTGAAGGCGGCGCAACTCCGAAGCCACGCGCATCGAAGACACGTCGCAACGGACGTAAGCGTGCAGAACGCCTGAACGGTGCGATCGAACGTGATGCCCAGCAAACTGCTGGCACTCCTGCTGGCAAGCGTAAGCGTGCAGACGCCAAGACAACCAAGAACGTCGACCCTGCACTGGCTGAAGAGATTAAATCAAAGAGCATCCCAGAGTTGCGCCAGATGTATCTGACGCATCGAGGCACTGCATCCGGCGATCAGATCGCAATTCAGCTTGTAGCCAAGGAACGCGCACAGCCTCTACCGCAGAAAGCTGTCGCCATCCCTAAAGAGATGCAGGCAATGCGTGAGGAGGAAATCCGCACGATCCTGACAGACGCTCTGTACGACGGCAACACAGCGAAGATCGACCAAGCAGTCTACGAACTGCGCCGTCGCTTCGTAAACAAAGGTCGTAAGAAGCAAGGCATGCCGAAGATCGAGCCTGTCTTCCTGAGCAACAAGAAGTCCAACGTCATTGAGAACGAGAAGCTCGACAACTTTGGCGTTGCATCGAGCGACGGCGTACCGCCGTCAGCTCGTGCATCGGTTCGTGAACTCCTGAGTTACATCACACACCGTGATCCACAGGTTCAGGTCGCCGCACGTACGATGACATACCGCATGCTCAACCTCATGGGCAAAACAGTACGAGGCACATTAGACGAAACTAATGTAATGACCGCAGGCGACATCGCTCGCATCGCTGGGGTTGACCCATCTGACGTAGGTACTGCGGTATTCGCAGATATGCGCGCACCAGAGTTTCGCAAATTGCGAAGCGATATGCGACGTCTGTCGATCGGTCTAACCAAGGGCGATACATCGCCAATGGATGTGATCCACGAGATCGGTCACGTCGTAGTACGTTCAGGTATGCTCGAAGGTGATGAACTCAACGCAGTTCGTGAGGCATACCGTCTCTCCAACGATGCAACCAAGAGCCGCATCCAAGCCGCATACGGATCGAAATACGCAAACCGCATCGACGGTCTGCAAGATGATCTGCTCGCAGAGGAATGGTTCGCTGAATCTCTGGCTGAATACATGGCTGAGCGCGTTGCTCGCGGCGACATCCTTGGCGGTGCAGTCGACGGCAACATCGGCAACATCAAGCTCCGCAACTCTTTCGACCGTGCGATCGACCGCATGGTTGAGTACGTGGCTTACGTAGTAAACGGCTTGGTTGGCCGCAACGACATCAAGCAACAGTTCCGTCGCTTGTTCTTGTTCGGTGATATGTTCGAGAACGCAGGACGTACGCCAATGGCGAACATCACTCGCTCTCGTCCAGCAGTTCATCCGAAGCTGGCGGCAGACGCGGCACGCGACAGTCTCATGTCGTCACCGAAGTCTCGCCTCAACAAGATCAGGACGTTCGTGGCCAACGGTATCAGCCATGATCCAGTGAACGATACGTTCATTCCGTTCTACCATGGCACGCCAAACGGTTATGCCTTCCGCCGCAACGACAACCCAGATGTCATCATGCGTGTATCGTCTGGCGGCAACTACGGCCCCGGCATTTACCTTGGCAACAACCCAGACGTAGCGTCTCAGGTTTACGCAAACCGTCCGACCACTGAGTCAATTCGCAACCAGATCATGGATTTGGATGTGGCTGATGAGGTGAAGGAAGACATGATCTACGACGCCATGGAGCTTGGCGACATCCGCAACCTTCTGGCCAGAAAGCGTCGTCAGTACAGCGAACTGGTTGAAGGTGGTGAGGCAGACGGTGAGTTGCTCGTTGCAATGCGTGAGCAGATGGACAGCTTGGTCGAAGACGAAGCCAACATCCTTGAGGCTCTGGGCAAGAACGGCGTCACAACTGATCCGCTTGTTGTACCAACTTACGTACGTGTCACCAATCCTGCCGACTTCCAGATCACGTCAATGTATGACAGTGCAAATGACCCACTGATCCGTGGCATCGTCGACTACATGAACATGACCGAAACCTTGAGCGCACGCGCGCACAAGAACTTCCTCGATCAGTTCGATGAGAACGGCATCCTCGATGGACGTCAGGTCTACAAAGGCCTCGTACGCATGCTGACTGACAGCGGTCGTACACCACGCCGCGCTCAAGCAGAACTCAATGAAATGCTTGAAGACCTCGGCTACGACGGCATGCTGACCACGCACTACAACACCACAGATGTGGATGGTGCTGACACCATGGCCAACTTCACCACGTATGAAGGGGCCAAGACGCAGTACCAAGGTGTGGTTGTATTCAATCCTGAGAACGTGAAGCACATCGACGCCGAAGAGTTTGACGCCATGGACGAACGTCTGTTCCAGCGTGCAGACTCGGCTGTTCCACGTGGAACCACTGGCTCGATCGTCGAAGCAATCATGGATAACTCGATCCGGGGTATCGACGAAATCAATCCGGGATCACTTGGTGAGGCCATCGAAACGCAGGGATCGAACCCATCGTTCACGTCTGCGCTGATGTCTATGCTCCGTGGCCGCAAGCTCGATGTGAAAGAAGAGCAAGCCGTACGCAAGACTGGCCCATTGGGTTACTTCCAATCTCAGTCAACTCGTATGGAAAGCCTCGGCGCAAACTGGCTCGCAGGTTGGTACAAGGAACACTTCCCTGACCTGCACCAGAAGTTCGCGAAAAAATACTTCCCGATCCACCACGCACTGCGCGCTCTGCCTGACGCAGACGGCAAAGTACGTGCATGGGCGCGTCGTGCATCTGGCGGCGTAGGTCAGTCACAGCCTGACAGCTACAACCGCATTGTCCGTGCATTACGTTACGGTCGTGGCTCTCGCCAAGAGAAGGCGCTGAACGCACAAGAGCGTTCGATCTTCACGCAAATCCAGACAGCGTTCCAGAACGAGCTACGCAATATGCGTGCGGCAGGTATCACGGTCGGTGATCGTGGCCCTAACTATCTGCCACAGGTATGGAACGTAGATAAGATTCAGCGCAATCGCCCAGAGTTCGTGGCAAAGATGGCTGAATACTTCAAGCGTGAGAAGGCAGGCAAAGGCATCAACTTCACAGAAGACGAAGCCTTCGACTTTGCTAACGGCATCTACGAGACACTCGCAGGTGACGGAGCAGATGGTGTGTACGTACCAATCAAGGGCGGTTCACGTAATCCGAAGTTCGACAACGTCGACTTCAGCCGTGTGATCGAGCTTGAGAAAGACCCACACATGCTCAAGCAACTCGAAAACTTCCTCGAAGATGACCTTGAGTTCTTGCTCGTCAAATACTTTGAAGGTTCATCACGCCGCATGGCACACGTCGAGAAGATGGGTATCAACAGCCACGCCTTCTACGATTACATGATGGCCGCTGAGCAAGGGTCTGACGGTATCGTACGTCTGCTGTCTCGCAACAAGGAGTTCCGTAAAGACATCCGTGCAATCGGTGAGTCTGGCTATCCTGAGTACGGCACACTGGTCGACACAATCAAAATGCCTTTCCACAACCGTGAGGCTGAGGCGCGCACATTCGTGCAAGACCTCATCAACACAGCAAATACGAAAGGTGCAGTGGCGGCTCGTCAGTTGCTCGATCAAATCGCACCACGCGACAAGAACGGAGCAATCCCAATCACATACAAGCGTCGTGCAGACGCAATCGTTGGCGCACTCACAGACTACAAAGGCAAGCCTGCTGGCTGGCAGTCTGCGGACTATGAGTTTGTCGAGAACGCAATGCGCGTAGCGATGAAGAAGCCACAGGTTGGCACAGGTGCGAAGACTTTGATGAACACATCGAAGGCTCTGCGCTCATTCAACAACGTAACCCTTCTCGGCTTCACAACGCTGACGTCTTTGGGTGACGTGGTGCTTCCGATCATCCGCTCTGGCTCATTCACTGACTGGGTCAAAGGTCTGCACAAATGGAAGACTGATCCTGAGTACGCACAGATGATCCATGACGTAGGTGTGGCGATGGAAAACATCGTCCACGAGCGCATGGTCTACATGTACGGCGCAGTCGACAACAAGCTGAGCAACGCGTTCTTCAACGCTACCATGCTGACACCATGGACAGACATGAACCGCCAGATCGCTGGCGCGACTGGCTACGAAACGCTGAAGACCATGCAACGCAAGGCGTTCAAGTACGCAGACGTACCTGTCAACGAACGTCCTGCTGAGTACCGCACAGCTCACCGCTTCCTTACTCGCTACGGTCTGGCTGATTACCTACCGGGCGGCAAGAAGCAGAACGTGTCGCTGAACGATCGCAACCTACTGCAAGACGATGAAGCCGTACGTATGGCAATCATCAAGTTCGCAGACGAGTCGATCTTCCAGCCAAACCCGAACGACGTACCACTGTGGGCGCAGACGCCAGTTGGCGCGCTGATCTTCCAGCTCAAGTCGTTCCCGCTGATGATGACACGTCTGGGCGGATACGTTCTGTCGGAAGCCAAGCAAGGCAACCTCAAGCCTCTGGCCTACTTCGCAACTCTTGGCCCTGCGTTCGGTATGGCAACTCTGTCTGCCAAGGACGTTATCCAGATGCGTGGTGGTGACGATGAGCAATCTCCAGAACTTCGTCGCCGTAACCTGCTGAAGGTGATGGGCTACGACGAGAAAGTCCACGGTAACGAGGACGACTTCTTGGGTTGGTACATCGAAGGCATGATGGTCATGGGTGGCCTCGGTCTGTTGGGTGACGTCATTCACAGCACCGTGAGCCAAGTGGATAACGGCGCGTACGGTAAGATGCGCATCGCTTCCACATTCCTTGGCCCATCTTTCGGCACAGCAATGGCGTCCGTAGACGTCGCCGCTGGCATCATGGACACCAACGATAGCAACGCGAAAGAGCGTACAGGCACACGAGAACTGGCGACACGTATCCCAGTCCTCGGCGGCGTACGTGCGATCCGCGAAAACATCGTTGACGCCGTAGCTGGAGAGCAGTCCGACCGCTCGAACAGCGATAACCCTTGGGCATCATCCAACTCATGGACGAAGTCCTTTGACAGTAATTGGGAGTAATCCATGACTGAACTTGAAAAGTATGACGCAAACGGCAATGGCAAGATTGATCCAGAAGAGCTTGCAGTAATCGAGCTTGAGGATCGTCGCCGCCGTATGGAGGATGAGGATGCTCAGCGCGACCAACAACGTAAGATGGTTTGGTTCGTTCTGTTCGGCATGCTTGGCTATCCGTTCTTCGTGATCGGTGCGGCAGTCCTCGGCCTCGACAAAGCGTCAGACATCCTTGGCTCTATGGCCACGATCTACTTCCCTGCCACGTCTTTGATCCTTGCTTCGTTCTTCGGAGCGTCTGCGTACGCGGCTAAAAAGCAGGAGGCGTAAATGTTACAAGCACTGATTGGCCCAGTAACAGGCATCCTTGATAAGTTCATCGAGGACAAAGATGCAAAGAACGCCATGGCGCACGAGATTGCGACCATGGCAGAGAAGGCGGCGCACGAAGCGGCGATGGCTCAGGTCGCAGTCAACCAACAAGAAGCCAAGCACAAGTCACTGTTCGTTGCCGGATGGAGACCTAGCGTGGGTTGGATTTGTTCGATCGCGATGGGATACCACTTCGTCCTTCAGCCTTTAATTATTTTCGGTGCAGGCATGGCAGGCGTTGCCATTCCTGAACTTCCTCAATTCGACATGGACAGTCTGATGACTGTGCTTCTGGGCATGCTCGGCCTCGGCGGCTTGCGTACGTATGAGAAACAGAAAGGACTTACGAAATGAGTAAAGGTGATGCACTGAAGATGATTCAGACAAAGTGTGGCGTCGCGGCAGATGGGGCTTTCGGCCCGAACACTGCGCGTGCAATGGCGAAGTATTACAAGCTGTCGCCAATTCGTGCCGCACATTTGTTTGGTCAGGCGGCTCACGAGAGCGGGAACTTCCTGCTGTCAGAAGAGAACCTGAACTACAGCGCAGAAACAATGTGCCGTGTCTGGCCTTCACGCTTCAAGACGTTGGATGATGCGGCTCCGTACGCACGCAACCCTGAAGCTCTCGCCAACAAGACGTACGCAGATCGTATGGGTAACGGCTCGGAGGAATCCGGGGACGGTTGGAAGTATCGCGGACGTGGCTTCATCCAGTTGACTGGCTACAACAACTACAAAGCCTTCGCGGATCACATCGGTCGCGACAGTTTGGTTGATGATCCATCGCCAGTTGCAGACGAACTCGCAATGGATAGCGCCATCTTCTTCTTCGAGAAGAATGGGCTATACGACATTGCTGAAAAAGGTGTGGATGAGGAAGTCATCAAGACGATTACGAAACGCGTGAATGGTGGGCATCACGGTCTCGCCGATCGTATCGTCAAGACGCAGAAGATTTTTACGTGGCTCAGCTAGTCTGCGCTAACTGAAATCGTAACTTCGTTATCAAAGTCGAACGCGTCCTCTAACTCACGAATGATTGCATCGAACCGCAAGTCGTCAGCAACAGGTGAGTTAGGATGCGTTTGACTATCCTTAATCTGTGATCGAGCAGACTTTAGACCATCGTCTATACAGCGTTCAAGCAACGCTTTCTTCTTCGGAACCATCATTGAACTCTCCACCGAGCGCACCATACCCGCAAATATCAATCCACGAGTCGGTATGAGTTGGCTGATTAGCCAGACGTGACAGCTTCAAAGCGATCATCATCATGGCCACGTGTTGCGGAGTAATCTCCTGATTCAAGATAGCACCCCACATCTGCGCTATGCGCATGTGGTTTTCGTACGCGTCACCGTAGTCACTCGCACGATCACCGTTGATTAAGTCTCCGGCTGTCGCCAGAACTGCGTTGCGTTTCATTACCCCTCCAGTCTTTGCAGTCGCATCTTCAGTGATTGAATCTTCGCTTCGTACATACGTACGCTGTGTTCATGCTCAGCTATCTCTTGGCGGATGCGCTTACGCTTATCCTTGGCCTTCGATAGTTGATCCTTGAACTCTTGCGTCTTCTTCTTCTCGACTGAGAAAGTCATCAGCTCGTCTATCCGCTCAGAGATTGATGCGATCTCATTCTCACTATCGCGGATCGTCTTTAGTACGTTTGACCGTGACTCACTTAGGCGATGGAACTCATCAAGTATCTGATCGAAAGACATACGCTCACCCCTTTGGCTTAGGCTCGTACTTTTCGTACGCAGGGCATGGAGCGATTGCTTGCTTGTCGTGCTTGTGACAATGCCACTCGCCCTCTGGAGTTGGAGTAGCGTGTTGGCACGTTGAGCATCGAACAGGGACAGCAGTATCTTCCCAACAGACGCCTCGTTTGAAACATCCTCGGCAACGCCAATCTGTTTCGTCAGTAGCAATCTTCTCTGCTTCGTTTGTGACGACGCGCTCAATGCGTTCTTTGATGTGAGCAAACTCAAACTCGTCATAGTCTACGATCTCCGCATGATATTCTGAGTTGTTCTTGTTGATCGCGATGAACAGACACGACGGTATCTTCGACATACCCATCATCATCTGCACCTGACCAAAGTAACGTGGGTGAGAGAACTTCATCCCCTGCTTCTTGAACTTGGTGAACGACGCATCGTTCATCGACTTGATCTCAAGTACGCGAACTTCGCCATCATCCAACTCAACGTGTCCGTCCAAGTGGCAGACGACATGTCCGCCCCACGCTTCGTATGTGTGTTGTTTTCCTGTTAGGCCATCGACTTCCCATACACGGACGTCGCCTCGCTCTTTCAGGTCTTTGACCACCACGTCTTCCAACATGTGGCCCATATTGAAGATGCGTTTCAGACGTGCGTCTGGCTCTTCATTCGGAAATCCTCTGAGGTTGTACGCAATCATGGCGTCGCAAGGACTGCCAATGATACTTGCCCCAATGTACTGTCGCGCTTTCTCGCGCTTGTCGTTGTTGTAGCCATCATCAATGGCTTGTACGACGTCTTCCGCTGTTACCTTCTTCAAAACCACTACCCTAAATTAGGGGCGGGGCCGAAGCCCCGCCGATTGCTTTAGAACGGAATGTCATCGTCCATGTCTTTTGGCGTTTCTTTCTTGGTAGATGCCGCAGTATCTAACGCTTGAAACACTTTGATCTCTGAAGACTGACGTTCGTTGCCATCGTTATCGCGCCATGGCTTACCCATACCCACGATGATCTGGCACTTCAGACCCTTCAGTGTTGCGATGTCGCCCGGCTTGTCAGGGTTCTTGTGACCACCTGCAACGAGGAACGACTTGAGTTGGCGCAGACCAATCTCGACAGCCTGCGGGTTTTTGTTCACGACGTTGAAGTTCATGCGGATGTCACCGTGGCCATCCACAGACGAGAAGTCGACTACGATCATCTTGCCGCCAGTTGCGGTGTCTTTGATCTCAGCATCCTTCGATTCAACAACGTACGTGCCGGGCTGAAGACGTGCGTAGCCAGACGACTCCTCAACACCAGAGAGGTCGAGACCTCCAAAACCATTCCAATCACTCATCTATTTTCTCCTTAGACTTGGCTTTCGCCTGTTCAAATTTCTCATGCTCTTCGTCAGGCATGGACATGCGTGTGAACAAATCAGTGATGTCATCGACTTGTTCGTAAGGCTTGAGACGATTGCGAGGATCGCGAACCTTCCCGTGCCACCCAGACACTTCGTCTGTCACGACAAAGCGTTTCACCTTGGGCGTTCCTTGATCGTTCTTCTCCGTAACTCGGACGCCACAAAGTACGTGGTCAAACAGTGCAGGAATGTGCTTCGACACTGCTTGGCCTTTCACCAACGGCCAGTATTGAGTGACGTCGTTTGCGTCTTTCTCTTCCTTGGCCAGACAGGTCACGTAGACGTGGATAGGCAGGTCGCGAATCCACTTGAGCGCGCCAGTCATAAGGCGCGAGTAATCGCCCCACATAGCAAACGCGTTCTTATTGCCTGCGTGTTCTGTCTCTAGGTGTTCAATCAGTCGCTCAGACAATTCGGTCAGGCTGTCGATGGCAATCCATTTGTAGCCTGCGTCTTTGAAGTCTGATGACTGCATCATGCGAATGATCCCACGGAAGCTGTACTTGCCGTTGTCTGGATCATGCTCACCGTCCCATGAATCGAATGGTACGTAGTCGATGTCGACGTCTTCGACAGACTTCAGACCAGATTCACCTGACAGGATGAGTCCTTTACCGTAACGCTTCTGGTAATAGCGACACTGGTACGTTTTACCGAACCCGTGGTGCGCATACAGAAGCACCTTCGTCGGCCCATCGTGTGCGATGGTCGACGTATTCATCGTCTTAAACATTAGGTATCACCTTAACTTTCGGATTATCGAGTTTACGAGTAAGCGCATGCTTGAGTCGTTGTTGCTCAAACTCTGGTAGTTTCTGGAACTTACGCTTATCGACCGACAGGCTACGTTTGATGTAGTCTGGGTACTCTTCTTGTGAGAACTCACGAGAAAGCGCGTCCTTATCCCAAGACCAACGCTCACTGCGTGAGACAATGATTTCAAACTTGGGTGTGGATTGGGCGATCTCGCCTGCTTCTTCAGGGAACAGATAGGCAATCTCATTCTCGATCTGGCCTAGTCTGTCTTGAAGTGCATCAAACTCTGCCTTCAGACGTACATACTCTTCTGCAAGAGGCTCAAGTCTTTGTGCAGTGCTTGTTGCTTGGATTGTGGGGTCACTAGACGGAGTGTCCAGAACGTCCCACGGGTCAGTGGATGCAGTCATTTTTACCTCCTTCGGCTCACCAGCATCAACGTATGGTGTCTTGCCAACAACGATAGGTGTAGTATATACAATACAAGATGACAAGCAACTTTTTTGAAAACGGAGGAAATTTGAGTGGAGACCAAGCTCAATATAACTGCCCTCATCGCCGATCTCGGCGGGGCCGCACGAGTGGCGGAGATGGCAGGCGTCGTACGGACTGCGCCTTACGGTTGGGTGCGTCGGGAGTACGTATCGAGTGTGGTCTTGGAAAAAATCAAAGCCGCTAACCCTGACCTTGACCTTGACCTTTACTTTGAAGAGGTAACTGATGACCAAGACGAAAACGAACTTAGAGTGGGCGCTAGAGTATCTGGATAGAGGATGGTCGATCATCCCCATTAAACCAGACGCGAAACGCCCTGCTATTAAATGGCTCGAATACCAAGACCGACAGCCGACAGAAGAGGAAGTAGAAGAGTGGTGGACGAAGTGGCCTAACCATGACATCGCCATTGTAACAGGTGCTTTGTCTGGCGTGGTTGTCGTCGACTGCGATAATGAGGAAGCGTCGCACGCCGCATTTGATGCGGGTATGCGCTCAGTCATTAAGGTGAAGACAAAACGTGGTAGTCACCTCTACTTCACACACCCAAGGGATGGCATACGTCGTGGCCCTCGTGCGGGAGTCAACAGCCGTGGGGCAGACTGGCCCAAGATAAACGGCCTCGACTTCCGTGGCGATGGCTCGTACGCCGTACTGCCTCCATCCAAAGGCTACGTCTGGGACTATCCCCAGAACGTCTTTGACTGGGACGAGATGCCGACGTGGGAAGACTGGACGCCAACCTTACAGGAGATGCCAGACGATGGTGACTTCCACTTCGGTGCGCTCGATCTATCCAACGTGCAAGCACTCAGCCCAGACGAACACCTGAGTGAATGGGATCGCACAGCCAAGTACGTGCGTGAGAAGTTCCCAAACACTAACCGCATACCGACAGGCGCAGGCAATGGACGCAATGAACGTGTGATGCGTTACATCAGCGAGAGCGTACTCGAAGGCTACTTTGGCCCAGAGCTACGCGTCCGTGGCTACGCATTTATGAACGAGTTTTTTGAGGACGTCCTTCCAGAGCGGGAGTTCGAGGCGACCGTGCAGTCGATCGAGTCCGCTGAGAGACGCAATCACCCAGACCGATTTGATGATGCAGGCAACTACATCTTCAAGCCATACGTACATCCTGCTCAGCAGGCAGAGGTCGACAAAGAACGTCCGCGCAAGCTGATCCAGATGAAAGATGCTGAGCAACTTTTAGCCGAGTCAGACGCCAAAAGTTATTTGATCGAGCCTTGGCTACCTGTTAATACAATCGTGCAGGTCTTCGGTTATTCCGGCCATGGCAAATCTCTGTTTGTTCAGCACGCGATGTCCGCGCTTTGCGCAGGCAGAAAATACTTTGGGCCATTTGAGATAGGCAGACCTGCACGAGTTCTCTACCTCGACTTCGAGATGGGCATGTCTACGATCGCCAGACGTCTGATCGAGATGCGCCAGATGCACGGCGACACACAAGATCGCTTGAACATCTGGACACCGTTCGTGGACAAGAAGGAGATCGACCTCAACCAACGTGAAGGCTTGATGGAGCTTCAGAGTTGGGTAGAGTTTGTGAAGCCAGACGTCGTCGTGATCGACACCCTCCGCTCTGCGTACCCCGGCCTTGCCGAGAACTCCGCAGACGAATGGTCGAAGGTCAACAAACTGGCCCTCAAGATACGTAACTCAGGGATGTCAGTCATCATGCTCCATCACTCGAACAAACCGAGTGAGCATGGTGTCGGTCGTGAAGCAGGATCAACCAACCAGTTGACCGTGCTTGAAACGCAGATACGTGTGGCGCAGGTCTTCAGGGACGAAGAGACCGCGCGTCAGAACGCAGGCTTATTCGATGGCAATTACGAGACACCTGTCTGGCCTTTGCTTGAGAGTAAGTTGCCTGCCAACCACCGCCTCTACATGGTGATGGAAATCAGGTACGGCAAAGTGCGTGAGTGGACAGACTTGCACGACCGTGTGCAGTGGATCGGCTTCGCCGCACACAATGTGACAGATGAGAAGGTTGTGGTGAGCAGTCGCTCAACGAAGCAACGTGCTAAAGACATGGCCCTCGATGGCAACGAGGTCGAGGTTATTGCTGATCGTCTGTCTCGTCCGGTTCGTCTGATCCGTGACTGGTTAGAGATCGACGCTTAGCTTCAATCTCCTCTGGCGTATAGGGCGTGATGCTCACGACCCTTGCGTCAGGGAATACCTTTCTGACTTCATCCACGAACGCCGCAATCTCAGGGTACTTTTCCCTGTTACGTCTGCGCTTTTCTTCTTGATCCGGGGTGAGCTGTTCGGGTTCCGGGGGTGTCAAATCTTTGACGTCTGTGGCCTTGGCGTCCCGGCGACGCTTCCAATCTTCGTACGCCAGCTTTTGCTGGATTATTTTTTGCTTCGACATGCTGTGTATTGAAAGTGATACAAACGCTTAACACATTCGTTAGTGCGCTAGAATGTTCGGACTCCAAGAGACGCCCCCTCACGGGGGCGGCTCTTGTTCGCCCTCACAAGCTCACTGCGTTTGTATCAATTCTGGGTGGGAATGTCAACGCCCTTCGTTGTACTGATGACACCTTTTGAGTTGCCAATGTGTATTGGTTCCGCTACAGTACGGGCAAGCCAATGAAAATTGGCAAATAAAGAGGATGGAATTATGCCAAAGGTTGTTCGTGTTTCTGACACGGACATGGATTGGCTCCGAGCAAACCACGACTCTTACTCTTACTCTGACCTAGCGCAACGCATTGGTTGTTGCGTAGACACCCTGAAGCGAATCCTTGTACGCGAAGGCTTACAAGAATTTGATGGAGCTAAATACCAAGTCCGAAGAGAGTTCGACGAGAAAACTTGGACACGGCCCTGTATGTCGTGCGGCTCAACGGAGGAGCGACCGAAAAACTGGTTCTTCTGTCGTCCTTGTAGAAAAGATTTAGGCTACGAGGACTAACATGCCAAGCGGACGCGGAAGTAAAGCAAAGGGTGATAAGTACGAACGTGAGTTAGCGGCGTACATCAACGAGAAAACCGGACTCGAATGTTTCAGAGCGCCCCTCTCAGGCGGAGGTAAGGTTGGGATGACTGGCGGTGCAGACATCCTTGGAACACCAGAGTTATTCATCGAAGCCAAGCGTGTCGAACGCCTCAACTTCCATGACGCCATGCGTCAAGCTGAGAAGAACGTCGACATCACCAAATCACACAGCTCTCCAATCGTAATCAATCGCAAAAGCCGCATGAACACAGGCGATAGTCTGTGCCTTCTACGTCTCGACGAGTTCCTCAAGTTCTACGTCGCATACCTGCGGCAGGAAGGACTGACGAAAAAATGATGCACATCCAACAGTGGTACGCACTGCACGATGCCTTCAAGCCAGAAGAGATCGACCAGATGCAGGCACTCACAGACAACCTTTCAGTCGAAGAGGCAGACGTCATTCGTGGCGGCGTATCATTCCGCAACCTGCTGTCACGCAACTGCAAATCTGGTTGGCTATTCGAGGAGCCAGAAAACGAATGGCTTTTCGCACGCATCACAGACCTAATCACGCGCGTCAACGATCGCACGTTCAGGTTCGAGATCGACCACATCGAACCACTCCAGTATCTCGAATACGGCTTCGGCCAGTTCTACAATAAACACGTCGACAACGGTGACGACGAGGTAGCAACACGCAAACTAACCATGATTATCCAACTGTCAGATAAGTCGGAGTATCTCGGCGGACGTACGTCTATCGACAGCATGGCTAAGTCGCGACATGCCCCCCGTGAACGGGGGTCAGTCGCTATCTTTCCTTCTCACCTCCCACATAAGGCACACCCAGTATGGTACGGAAAGAGGAAAGCCCTAGTAGCATGGGCGCGTGGGAAGAGACCGCTGTCTTAATCGCGCAAGAGATACGTGACTGGTCAGAGCGGGTACTCGAAGTCCCGTCAGACACGTTCGGTGGTCTGCCACCCTGCCCTTACGCACGTCAGGCATGGCTACGTGAGAACGTGATGGTTCACGTCACGCAAGACATCGACTCAGTCGTCGAAGTCAAAGCCTGCTTCCCTCCCACATCAGACCTCATGCACGTCATCGCCCTCGTCGACTACGAGGACATGACCCCAGAGCAGTTCAACGAGTGGATCGACGAGCAAAATAAGGCTCACTTCGGTGTCTGGATCATGGGTTTCCACCCCGATGCAGACGAAGACCCGCTCACTCCAGAGTACGAAGGGCTTGGTGCGGACGACTACGCCATCATTGTTATGCAATCATTGGATCATCTGGTGACAGCATCAGATGCCCTCCGCAGAACTGGTTACTACAACCGTTTCCCTGCGGCAGACATGGCGTACATCAACAGACGCAAGGAGACGTTCAATGCGTGGGATGAAAAAGTCAATGCGAAAGCCTACAGGGAGCAAGAAGAAGCCTTCCTCGCGCAACGCATCAACGACGAAGAAGTCGACCACTAACAACCGAGGAGCAAAGCGATGATCCGTAAAAACCGAGGCGTAATTTTCGGCACACAGGGCAAGACGCGCGGCCAACAGTTTATGACAGCAGGCAACCCGAACCATGCGGCAGGCAACATGCCCACTCAGTTCGGTCGCACTGCCTCTGGCCATAAGCCTATCTTTGGCGCACGCGGCTCACGTCTACGCCGCCGCTAATGTATGCGAGTGATCTACGCGTCTGCCCTGTTATGGGGTATGGCGCTTCCGATCATTTACAAAGCAGTCACTCTGGAGGACAGGCCGCTGTACGGCCTGCCTCCAGTTACGAAAGGAGTTCCTGAAGTGAGTTTTTCTGAGGCGCTCGGCCCATCACTCAACCAGATGATCGCAGACGCAGAAGGTCAGGGCTTCTCGATCTCCATCTCGTCTGGCTATCGCCCGCCAGAAACGCAGGCGGACATCATCGCCCGCAACATGCACAAGTTCGGGTTCACTGCCGCCGATCGTGAGCAGTGGGAGGCAGACGTCGAAGAGTTCGGAGCTGTCGGCGCTGGCAACCGCTGGGCAGATCGTTTCACGTCTGCAACTCGCACCGTCGGTGGCGAAGGCGAGCGTGGAACACCGATGCGCAACTGGATTGCTCTTCCCGGATCATCAAATCACCAAACCGGGAACGCCGCAGACTTGGCGTACGGCAGTCCAGAAGCACGTGAATGGGCGCACGAAAACGCAAGCACGTACGGACTACAATTCCGCCTTGGCAACGAGCCATGGCACATCGAGCCGATCGACATGTCTGGTCACTCACCCAACTCAGCACCACACGACCACACCCCTTCAGTCGACGTGGCACAGATCAGTGACGACACAAACCAAGAACACGCCAATCTCGCAGGGTCAGTGGAGACCACACAGAATCAGGCGGCAAGCGCGCAAATGACAGAAGCCACAGAAGAGGAAAACGAGCCAGACCTAATCGCAGGCCGAGACAAGTTCGTCGACAAGGTGGTCACAGGCACAGCCGCGCGTGCAATGGATTCACGCTTCTCCAACCAACTCTCAGCCTTGGCTGAAGACTTCGTACGCACAATGACCCCAGAGCAACGCATGATCGAGGGCGCTCAGTATGCAAAAGCAAAGAGATACAATGGGGAGTCCGCAGACTTCACAGACTGGTTCGCAAACAACCGCTTCGATGGTTATCTCACAGCGTTTACCATGCGGGATGCCTCGACGTTGGGCCAACTATCGCAACAGCAACAGCAACTCCTCGCCAACGCAAAACAAATGACAGAAGAAGCGCCAACATACGCCGAGTCAGTGATGGGATTGTCGTGAAAAAGGGGGCTTTACGCCCCCTTTTCCTCAAGACCCCAAGCAATCAAGTAATCCAACGCCTTCTCTCCAACATTGAATCCCTGCTTGTTCGGGGAGTGTTCGATGATCCGCACGTGCGTCAGCATCGACATGTATCGGTGCGCAGAAGACTTGCTCAAGCCTATCTCCTGCGCTATTTCATCAAGTTTCAGCGGTCTGTTCGCCGCCTTCAGTGCTTTCAGCGTCAGTATCGCTGTCTTCACTTGGTTCTTGGTCAGCCTGTGCATCCTTAACTCGTGCAATAGTGTTGAAAGTCCATGCAGTATCAGTGATCTTTGCCATCAACTGGTTCAGCACCATCGCCGCACCCAGTTTCGTCTGCACGCTCGTCGTAAAACCTACTTCCAGTCCGGTGATGTTGTCGCCGTCCTGTACCAAGTAAATTTCTCCTACCTTATTCAGGTCTGCCATTGTCTTCTCCTGTATTTATCGGGTCACAAAACCCATCATCGTGCATAAGCACAGCTTCTTTCTCGCCCCATTCAGCGATGTCGACTTTGATGTCGATAATCACGTCCATCAAATCACCCGCTGTCTGCTTGGCAAATATCGAGTCCCAACCCGCAGACCCACTTTGAATCCGCTCGATCAGTTCCTCACACAAATTGGTTATGTCTGCGACGTCCTGCTTCGTCATAGGCATGCGGACGGTCTGTGACACACCAACACAGTTCTTCTTCATGTTATTCTTCTCCTTCGGTGTACAACATACGCTACAGGTGTCTCATCGAGAATACAAGTAGCCCTAATGATGTGCCACAGATGTGTCACGACACCCAAGGAGACCAACGGTATCCTCAAGGTGTGATGGCGCAAGATGCGAATACCGCATCACCATGGCAAGAGACGTGTGACCAAGCAAATCAGCCACCGCTCTCAGACTTGCGCCCCTCTGTATCAACAGCGACGCAAATGTATGCCGCGCATCATGCGGACGAAAGTCCTGCACACCCGCCTTCAGCTTGGCTTTGTTGAAGAAATCGTAGAAGTCCGAACGATCCCACATGTTACCCGCAGTGTTAGTGAACACTAACGCGCTAGGCTTCACGCCAGTAGGCATCAGGTCAACCAACTCAGGCAACAACGGAACTGCTCTCGTCCGCACCTTCTTGGTCTTCCCCTTCTTCGTCCGCAAGAACACCTTGCCATCAAGCAAGTCAGCCCCACGCACAGAGAACGCCTCACCCAATCGCGCACCCGTGTAAAACAGAAACGCAACCAAGCCCTTGATCTGCGGATCGCACGCATCAATCAGTGCGTCCCGCTCACTCTCGGTCAACCAACGCAAGCGCGAATCATCAACCGTCGGCTTCTTCAGTTTGATCGGCGGCACATCCATGCCAACCTCTCTCGCATAATTAAACATCGCATTGATCGTGTTGATCTCACGCGCAACAGTGTTCGCCTTATTACCCTTGCTCTGCACGTACAACAGGATGTCTGTCTGGTTCACGTCCGCCAATCGCACATGGCCAAACTTCTTCCCGAATCTCTCCAGAGTCCCGACGTCTGTCAGCCCCGGCGGATTCGGCCTACCCACAAACATCCGTATCGCACTGGCAATGTTGTCGGCCTTCGGTTTAGAGGCGTCACCACGCAACGCCTCAGCTACAATCTCTGGCATCTTTGCAGACGCCAAATTCTTCAAGTGTTTCGGAAATCCAGTCGACTTCCGTACGCGTATCTTCCGTCCGTCAGGCGCAATCACAGTGCCATGCACCTGCCAGACGTCGTTTCGCAGTTTCAAATTAAGTTCCATCAT